TCCTCGGGATGAACCGCAGCCCCTTCCCCCTGCCGGAGGCGCCCGCACCCCCCGACGACTACGACACCCGCCTGCCCGAGGCGACGCCGCAGGTCATGGGCCGCGTGGCCGCGATGATCCGGGATATGCGGTGAGGCCGGGATGAGCGAGCTGATCATCCATATCGGCTCGCACAAGACGGGCACGAGCTCGATCCAGCAGGCCTGCCTGAGCGCGGAAGAGCATCTGATGCACCACGGCGTGGCCCTGCTCAGGCACGGCCCTGCCGCGAACGCTCTTGTCCGCGTCCAAGGCAGGCGCGCGGATTTCCGCCCCTTCATCGCCACCGGGCTGGCCGACGACCTCCTCCGGCCGCGCGCGCCCCGCAATCTCCTCTCGGCGGAGTGTCTTTTCTGGCTGTTCGAGCCCGAGCAGCTCGCGCCCCTCGCCGATCTGGCGCGCGCGCGTTTCGAGACGGTCTCGGTCATCGCGTATCTGCGCCGGCAGGACCTGCTTGCCGTGTCGCATCGCAAGCAGGTCCTGCATGGGGCGCAGGCGGCCAGGTTCTATGGCGTGCGCGCCACGCCGCTGCCGGACAACCAGCCCTATCTCCAGCGATATTTCGATTACGCGACGAAGCTCGCCGATCTCTGGGGCGGCGCTTTCGGGATCGAGAACGTCCATCCCGCCGTCTACGAGGCCGGCCGGCTGCGCGACGGCGATGTCGTCGAGGATTTCGCCGCGCGCCTCGGGCTGGACCTGTCCATGCGCACGCCGGGCCGCAGGAATGTCGCGCTGTCGGGAAACAGATTGCTCGTCGGCCTGAAACTGGCCGAACTCGGCGCCCCGGCCGAGTTGCGGAAAAGGATTTTCCGGCACCTGCCGGAGGAGGGCCGCTTCCTGCCCTCCCGGGCCGAGGCACGGGCCTTTCTTTCGGCCTTTGAGGCGTCCAACGATCGGCTGAACCGGCTGTTCGCAACCAGCGCGCGGCCGCTGCGCTTCGACGATTCCTTCGACATGTATCCCGAGACGACGAACACCGAGTGGGACAACGAGCGGGCCGAACAACTGGTCGATGCCGTCATGCGTGGTGTCTGCGCCCATTACCGAAAGGTCGAGGGCCCGCAAAAACCGTTGCGCGGGCGCGCCGTCCGCCGGATCGCGTCGCGCATTTCCGGACTGATCCGCGGCGCTCGGTGACGGTGGCCGGCAGACGGCGAAACACGACTTGCCAAGAGCCGGTTTGCGGAGCCGGCGACCGATGCGCTATCATGCCGCAAGGGCAACGCACCAAACCGCGCCTAGGGCGCGTTGCTCGAAGCAGGCTGGCGCGTCGCGACGATCTGGGAGTGTGCCCTTCGAAAGCCGGAACAGATCGCGGCAGCAGTCGACCAGCTTTCAACATGGTTGCTCACCGAAACGCACACGCTCGAGCTGGGCGAACGCGAGATTATGGCTCCCCCACGAGAAATCAGGGGTGTCAGCTCTTCCGACTGACGTGCTCAGCGCAGCAAGACCGAGAAGTCGCATTGAACGTTCGATCTGTGTTCCTTCTCACGAACGCCACTGTCGTCGAAGTGTTTAGCTGACCCCATCGAGAAGTATCGCCTTTTCAGATGCTTGCAAGCTGTTCCGCAAATTGGCGCAGTCATGAGGTCTGGAGAATATCGGCTCTGAGAGACCGTTTCCGTGCCTCGTGGCGCCGGGGCCGGTGCTCAGCCCCTCCCGCATAACCCTCGAGAACAACAAAAAATCCGGACCCAGGCGGATGGAGAGAACGCTTTCGCGAGGACAAGTGGCGGAGAGAGAGTCCGCTCCTATCTGACTGACCATCAGAAAACATTATATAAATCAGGAGCTTACGAATCCGCGTTGTCAGATTTGTGGACAACAATGTGGACAAGAGTTTCTGCGAACTCTCGAATCAAAACAGTCCTAATCCCTGAAATGAAAGCCGCCGCCCCGAGGGCAATCGGAGCGGCGGCAATCTGTGTTTCGTGTGACAGCGAGAAACCTCAGCCCCCAACCCGAGAAAACCCGAAGGAGAGACTTCCATGGAAAAGATAATACCCCTTAACCCCCGGGAAAACAACCCGAACATGGCCGCCGCGCTTCGATTGGCCGAGGCCGGATTCCCCGTTTTCCCGGTGTCCCAGGCTCGCAAGCCACTGGTGCGCTGGAAGGACGCCGCGAGCGACGATCCCGCCCAGGTGCGGCGCTGGTGGAGCAAGTGGCCGGACGCCATGCCCGCCATGCCGACGGGCTCCAAGAGCAGTGTGAGCGTCCTGGACATCGACCGCAAGAACGGGAAGGACGGCTACGCCGAGCTTCGCAAGATCGGGCTCGACCCGGACGCCCTCAGCCATGTGCGGGTGCAGACCCCGAGCGGGGGCGAGCACATCTATTTCCAGCACCCGAGGGGGCTCAGGAACTCGGCGTCGGAGATCGCCCCTGGCCTCGACGTGCGGGGCGATGGCGGCTACGTCCATGCCCTCGGCGCTGTCAACGGCTCCGGTGTCTTCGAAGCACTCGACACGCATCTGGCCGACGACGTGCTCGGCCTGCCGGGATGGCCGGAGACGCTTCGGCAGGTGCGCCGCGAGGCCGAACCTGCCCCGAGCCCGAAGGCCCCGGACGCGACCGACGATGATTTGTCCTGGGCGCGGCAGGAGCTTGACGACGTGTGCGCCGAACTGGCCGCTGCCGAGCCTGGCGGGCGAAACCATGACCTAAACCGCGCGGCGCATCGCCTGGGCGGTATCGAAGCCACTGGGCTCCTGGACGCCCAGGAGATCGGCTATCGGCTCCTGGCCGCCTGCGCCGCGAACGGGCTCCTGCGAGAAGACGGCAAGACCGGATGCCTCGCCACCATCAGGAGCGGACGGAAAAGCGGACGCCTGAGTCCACGCTATCCCCCGGACCCGCCCGTCACCGACGAAGATTTCGAAGACCTCCGAACCGCTGAGGATTTCGAAGACGCGGACCATTGGGCGGCCTTCATCCTCGGCCAGCCGATCCCCGAACCCTCGGCCAAGAGCAAGACCGGCGGGCTCACCTTCACGTCGCCCGGCGAATGTGAGGAAGAGGCGCGGCGCGGCTATGTGGTCAAGGGGCTGATCGGCCCCGGCCAAATCGGGTGTATCTTCGGCGATCCTGGAGCGGGCAAGAGTTTGATCGCCCCGAACATCGCCTACGCCGTCGCCCACGGGCGCGAGACCTTCGGGATGCGGACCAAGGCCGCGCCCGTCTTCTATGTGGCCGCCGAGGATGAAGCCGGGATGCGAGGGCGCGTCCGCGCGCTCCTGGCCGAGCATGGCGAGGCGGACGGCTTCAAGCTGGTGGGTGGCGTGTCTGACCTCTTCCGCAATGACTCGCCCGACCTCAAGGCGTTGCGCCGGGCCGTGAAGGACCAGCGCCCGAGCCTGATCGTCATCGACACGCTGGCCATGGCCTTCCCTGGGATGGACGAAAACAGCGCCGAGGGCATGGGGCGCGTGGTGGCCGTCGCTCGGGCGCTCACCAAGTGGGGCGCGGCGGTGATCCTGGTCCACCACGGGACCAAAGCCGAGGGCAACACACCGCGCGGCCATAGCCTCTTCAACGGGGCACTGGACATGGCGCTTCACCTGAAAGCGAAGGACCAGGGCGGGATTGTGCGGGGGCACCTCACCAAGAACCGGAACGGTTCCTGCGACCTCGACATCGCGTTCACCATCGACGTTCGCACGTTCGGCCATGATGAAGATGGCGACCCTATCGAAGCGCCCTTTGCCAGTGAGATTTCGCCCGATGCCCTGTCGCGAACGGTTCGGCTTTCACCGACCGAACGCGCCGTCATGGCCAACTTTGCGGAACTGGCCAATGGAGCAGATCAAGTCGAACGGGAGTGCCTTCGCGACAAGTGCCTGTCGGATGCGGCGGTTTCATCTGCGGAGAAGCTGGCCAACCGGAAGGACACGTTCAACAGGGCGCTCAAGTCTCTGGCGCAGAAACGGGTGCTGGACGTGGGGACCGATCAAGTGGGGGTGGTCAACTCTGGGGGCGTTTCTGACGACGATTTCGAAGACCTGGAAGATGAAGGGGCGGAGCAATGAGACCGATACCGACCGAGACCAAGCCGATACCAGTATCGCCTGTATCGCCCCGGCATGGCTGCGGATGCCGATACCGACCGATACCACACCCTTTAGGGTGGTATCGGCGTATTGCATCGCTGCCCCGCGCTCTGCAATCGCTGGAGTCTCTGGAACTCCCTGGAGCCCCAAGGACAGGGGGCGGCGGGGGCGGGTCCCTCCTGGAGTTGGCGTGTCGCGGGGGGCGCGGAGCCCCGGCATTTCGCTCACTCCAGAAATTTCCAGAAACAGAATCCAACTCTGGAGTGATTGACTCATGAAAACCCAAATGAACGACCCCGAAGACCTCTTGGGCTTCGATTGGCCAGCGCCAGAGACCTCCGAGACCGTGAGCGCCGCCGATCTGTCCCAATGGCTGAATCTGTCGACCGCGCGCCTTCATGCCCTGGCACGCGAAGGCGTGATCCCGAGACATGACGGGCGGTTCGAACTGCGCCCCGCGATCCTCGCCTATGTGGAGCATCTGCGGGCGGGCCAGAAAGGCCGCATCACCAGCAACCCAGACCTGGCCGAACAGAAGCTGCGGCTCGCCACGGCCAACGCCGAGAAAGTCGAGATCGCCAACGCGAAGGCGCGGGGCGAACTCCTGGACGCCCGGCAGGTCGCGCATGAATGGCGGGCCGTGGTGGTGGACCTACGCGCCGCCGTCCTGGCGATCCCGAGCCGCGTGACCGCGCGCCTGGGCCTCGACCGAAAAGCGACACAAGCCCTCGACGCCGAAATCCGAGATGCCATGGAGACGATTGCCGATGACCGTTGATCCCCGCTTCGCCGATCTGCGCCGCGAGGCGCTAGAAGCCTTCCGCCCGCCCGCGAAGCTGCGCCTTTCCGAGTGGATCGAGACCAGCGTCTTCCTGCCTTCCAGCCTGGCCGCGCAGCCTGGGCGTATGCGCCTCTGGAAGCCGCAACGAGAGATTGCCGACTCCATCGGCGACGATACGGTCGAGCGGGTCACGATCCTGAAATCGGCCCGCGTCGGCGCGACCCAACTCATGGTCGGCGCGCTCGGGCATTTCGTCCATAACGACCCGTCGCCGGTCCTCTGCACCGTCCCGGCAGAGGCGGACGCGCGGCACCTAATGGTGAGCGTGGTTGAACCGACCTTCAACGAGTCGCCGTCGCTGCGGGCCGCGCTGACGACGGATGCGTCGGGCCGCGACGTGCTCTTGCACCGGCATTTCGCGGGCGGATCGCTGTCCATCGTCTCGGCCCGCGCGCCCCGTAACCTTCGCGCCCGCACAGCGCGGGTTCTTTTCGCCGACGAAATTGACGCCTACGAACTCAGCGCCGGGGTGGAGGGCGATCCCGTCGACCTGGCGATCCGGCGGACGATGACCTTCGGCAATCGGCGGATCGTCCTGGCTTCGACTCCCGTCGACGCCGAGACCAGCCGGATTCTGCGGGCCTATGAACAATCCGACAAGCGGGTCTTCGAAGTGCCCTGTCCGGGGTGCGGGGATTTCCATGAGATCGTCTGGGCGGACATCCGTTGGGACGCGGACAAGCCCGAGACCGCGCATTGGGTGTGCCCGTCCTGCGGTTCGGTGGTGGAGGATCACCAGAAGCCGCCCATGGTCGCAGAGGGCCGGTGGAGGGCCACAGCGCCGCAAGTGGAGGGGCACCGGGGATACAAGCTCACGTCCTTGACCTCGACCCTGCCGAACGCCTCCTGGCCGCGCCTGGCCGCCGAGTTTGTGCAGGCCAAGCGGAGCCCGACGACTCTAAAGCCTTGGCTGAACACCGTCCTGGGCGAGCCCTGGAGGGGCGAGGGCGACGACCTGGACGCGACCGACCTCGGGGCGCTCCAGCGCCCGTTCTCGCTCGACTCCGTGCCTCCTGACGCTCTCCTGGTCACCGTAGGAGCCGACGTGCAGGCGGATCGCATCGAAGCGACATTCGTCGCCTGGACGCGGGACGGCGACATGCGCGTGCTCGGCCATGAGACAGCCTGGGGCGCACCGACCGAGAACGAAACCTGGGCCGAGGTCGATGACCTCTTGCGCCGTCAATTCCATCACCCTGCTGGGGGGCTCCTGACGGTCGACGCGACGATCATCGACTCCGGGAATTGGGCCGATCATGTCTATGCGTTCTGCCGTCCTCGGGCCGCTCGGCGTGTCCTGGCGGGCAAGGGCGTGGCCGGATTCTCGCGCCCGTCTCTGGCGTTCTCCACAAGCCGCAAGCTCCGGCTCGGGCTGGTCGGTATCGACGGCATAAAGCAACAGCTCCACCAGCGCCTCGCACATGGTGATACGATCCTGTTTTCCGAGACCCTGGGCGGGGATTACTTCGACCAGATACGGGCCGAGCGCCTGGTGACGAAATACAGCCGGGGGCACCCGGTGCGGCGTTGGGAGGTTATCAGCGGGCGGCGGAATGAAGCCCTCGACACCCTGGTCTATGCCTTCGCGGCCCGCCAGCTTGTCGGCGTTGACCCGGACCGGCGTGCCGATGATCTGTCCCGCGTGACCGGGCCGAAGAAAGCCGCTACGGTGGTCAGGTCGAAATGGCTGGAAAGGTGAACGATGACCGAAGAAAATATACCAATCAACTTAAATTTTCAGGTTCTGGACGCGGCAAAAAACTTTATAGAATCCGCCCAACGTTCTCACGAATACATCCAAGAAAAAGGAAGTTGTGTATACGCTGCCCAGCATTGTGCAGTGATCGCGTGTGAGCTTCTATTGAAGTCCTTGCTCTCTCAGCCGTCCTATAATGTCAAAGGTTCTCAGACCTTCTTCCCCGATGACGGAATTATTTACCATGTAACGGCAGACGTTGTAAAACCTAAGTGGGATGGCACACCCCTGATCGCGTTTGGTTTTTTAATTAAGAAAGAAGAAGAAAGATGCAGAAGAGTTGATCGCCTTAAGCCAAAAGCCCATCTCTTAAAAAACGAACTTAGGTTAACTCGAATAGGTCAGGTTAAAAAAATATCTCGGGAACGAATTAAGAGTTATCGAAAGATCATTTTCTTGCACTCTCATGATGGTTTAATTGATGCACTCCCTTTCAAATTCAGAGAAAAAATAGAGGAAGATTTTTCTGATTGTGAAATAAAATGGCTGAATGGCTTGAGCAAGCCTTTGCAAGCCTCTCGATACCCGTTTCAAAATGCACATCGTGAGCATCTAAATGTGTCCGAAGCGATGGAGATCATGACGAAGCTATGTGGCACTATCGAAAAAATTCAACCAAAAGTGAAGATTTCGTAAAGTTTTTGAACAGACACAATCTTAATAGGTATTACAGCACTAGCCGAGACTTCCATTCATGGAACATTCTGTCGCTCTCTGTCGCTCTCTGTCGCTCTCTGTCGCTCTGCACCTTCAAGCCTCAAGACCGCCATCATGGCGATGCGTTCCAGAAGGTGGAAGTTGAACTTGGAGTCGGTCGCGGCGGCGGTTCGGATCGCCTGGACGACTTCAATGGTGGCCGTCTCGTGATCTTCTTGGCGGTGCTCCGCATAGTCCGCGATAATCCGAAGTCCGGCGTCCAAACCTTGTTCTCGGACCTCTTCCAGAGGGTCGGTCATAGGGTTCTCCCAGGATTGTAGAAACTGCCCGGAATCTCTTTCCTGAGCTTCTTGAGCGCGTGGTAGTGCGCCACGCCCGGTTCCATCCTGTATTCCTTCAAGTGGTATTGGAAGACCTTCTTGAACTTCCGCCGCGTCTTGCGCGGCCAGTGCGGTTCGGGCTCGCCCCACTCGACCTCATCGGCGGGGACGGCGACGAGGCCGTCTTCGGTCAGATCGAACACAATCGCTCGGGGCATTTGCATGACTCCTGAATGTAGGGGTTTGGGGTGTCCGGGGGCGACGAATACGCCGCCCCCGGACCTGTCAGGAAAGGACTTTGCGCCGATGACGAGTCGTCGCATGGCACATATAGCTTGTCGACATTTAATCCGCAAGCATGTGATACAAGAAAATATGCGGCTAAACTATTGGTAAACAACAGTAAACACGTAGTTTAGTGACCATCTTAGGCCCTTCCGTCATCTTGTGAGCGGATTACTTGTCGTCTATGTTCTGGGCATATCGCAGCCTGGAGAACGACAACATGACCCACCAAATGAGCCTTCGCGAACAAGCGGATTTCACCGCCGATCTGGACGGAATCGCTGGCGATGAAGGGCGCAAGGCCGTCTTCAATCGCTTCCGCACGATCCGGGACAATGGGGCTATCGCGCCCGATCTGCCGACCGACTCGGGGCGCGCTGGCGCGTATTCAATGGTCGCGGTCTGCGGCGCGCGGCTGGTCTACACGAACTATGAGACCGCTCGGCGCGCGGACGTTTCCGTCCTCCTGGGCCGTTGGCTCACCGAACGCCCGCTGGACCCGTCCGCCGACGCGCCCGTCGGAGAGACCTACCAGCCGCCGAGCCGGATCGAATCCGTTGTCCGCCGCGTGCAGGCGGGCGAGGCCGTTACACTCACAGTCGAGCATCGCCGACTGATCGAGCCCGGCCTTTCCTGGGGCTTCATCCTGTCGGAGCCCCCGGCGGAGTCGGAGCTTGCCGAGGCCGCTCGAATGGTTCGGGATGAAAAGCGCCGCGCCTCCTATGAGGTCCGCGCCTCAATCGTCTTGCCCGTCTCCGATCTGATCCGCCCCGTCCTCGACAAGCTCGGGGGCGAATGATGCGACTTCCCCGTCTCCTGTCCTCCTGGCGTGGGAACCGTCGCGCCGAACCGCCTGCCCAAACTCGGAGCTTCGACGCCCAGAGCGGGCGGCGGTTCGGCGCGCGGGCCAACTATGCCAGTCACGGGCCGGAGACGCTGGCGGCGGGTCCGACCATCCGAGCCCGAGCCCGGCACGCCTACGCGAACAATGGCTACATCCGCAACGGCGTGAACGCCATTGTGGCCGAGGCCGTGGGGGCCGGTATCGAAGCGACCTCGGCGCACCCCGACCTGACGATCCGTGCCGAGATCGACTCGGCGTTCCTGGACGCGGCGGCGCGGATTGACGCCGAGAGCCGCACCGATCTGCGGGGCCTCATGGCGGCGGCGGTGCAGGCCGAAATTGTCGACGGCGAAGCGTTCTTCATCCTGGAAGATCGCGACGGGCGGGCCGTGCTGCGTCAGCTTCCCGCCGAATTTGTTGACGAGTCGATGACGACCGAGCTTTCGGGCGGCGGATACATCGTCGCTGGTATCGAGTTTTCCGCCCTGGGCGAGCGCGTGGCTTACCACATCCGGCCCGCACGCCCGACCGATCTATTCCCGACCGCGCGCGAGGCGATCCGGGTTCCCGCCGAAGACGTGTTGCACATCTTCCGCCCGCTCGGGCCTGGGCAGGTGCGGGGCGTGTCGCAACTCGCTTCCATCCTCCTGACGGTCAATGAGTTTGACCAGCTTCAAGACGCGCTCCTGGTCGGTGCCAAAGTGGCCGCGATGCACACCGGGTTTGTCACCGACGTGAACAACCTGCGCGGCGCGGGCGAAGGGTTCTCGGATGCCGACGCGCTCGGCGACATCAGCCTGGAGCCCGGCACCATGCGGGTTCTGCCCGGTGGCTTGGACGTGAAATTCAACACCCCCGAGCAAGCCAAGGACGGAATCAGCTTCGCCAAGCTCACCCTTGGCCAGATTGCCGCTGGCCTGGGCGTGCCTCAACACCTGGTCGACGGCGATCTGACGGGGGCGAACTATTCGAGCCTCCGCGCGGGCCTCCTGCCGTTTCGGGCCAAGGTCGAACAATTCGTCTATCACACCCTGGTTCCCCAATTCCTCGACCCCGTGTTCCGGCGTGTCGTCACCGACGAATATCTGGCCGGACGCCTGGACCTTCCCGACCTGACGCCCGCCTTGCGTGTCGAATGGCTGGCCCCGCGCCCGATGCAGGTCGACCCGGCCAAGGATGCCCAGGCCGTGCGGGAACTCCTGTCCATGGGGCTCACAAGCCGTCGTCAGGCCGTCGCCTCGCTTGGCTGGAACGTCGACCGACTCGACGCCGAGATCGCGGCGGATCGTGAACGCGAGCGCGCCCTCGGCCTGAACTTCACAGACAAGGAATCCAGCGATGACGAATGACCTCCTGCACCGTGACGCCCGGACCCGCCCGAACTCATTCGACCCCGAGACTCGAACGGTTTCGGCGGTCATCGCGACCCCTACGCCCGTGCCGCGCCGGGACGCTCGGGGGCCGTTCTTCGAAGTCCTGACGGCTGACACGCTCGACCTGTCAGCGTCCGAAAGCCTTCCCGTCCTCGACTCACATCGAACCGCGTCGGTTCGAGACCAGCTTGGGCGGGTTCGGTCCATCGCCCAGGAGGGCGGCAACATCGTGGCAGTCCTGGAGATCACGTCCGCCGAAGATGCCGCCCCCGTGGTGCAGCGGATCGCGGACGGGACCGTCACCGGAGTCAGCATCGGCTACCGCGTGGCGGGATGGACCGAAAAGACCACGCCAGAGGGGCGCGTGAAGACCCCGACCCGCTGGCACATCACCGAGGTCACCTTGACCTCAAACCCGGCGGACCCGTCCGCCAGAATCCGGCAGAAAGGAAACGACATGCCCGACACGACCCCCGAAACGGTTTCGCCGGAAGCGGCGGAACAGACCCGGCGCAGCGACATTCGCACGCTGGTGCGCGAAGCCCAGCTTGGTCCCGAGATCGCTGACGACCTCATCGACGCGGGGGCAGACATGACCCGTGCCAAGGCCGAGGTCTATGACGCGGTGCAGGAGCGCCGTCGCTCGGCCCCGATCATTCGCACCCACACGGCGCAGAACGATGACCCGGCGGTAATTACCCGTCGTCAATCGGATGCTCTGGCAACCCGCATGGCGGGCGGTGAGTGCCCCGAGGATGCCCGGCAATACCTGGGCTTGACCATGCGGGACGTGGCGACGGAAAGCCTCCAACGGGCCGGTGTTTCCACCCGTGGCATGAGCGCCGATGAAGTGTTCACCCGCGCCGCTGCCCACACCACGTCCGACTTCCCTCTCCTGGTGTCGAACGCCATGGGCAAGGTCGCGCTGGACAGCTACCGGGCCGCCGAAAGCCCCCTCAAGACCCTCTGCCGTCAGCGCACGTTGCCGAACTTCAAGGAGTCCACTGCGATCCGCCTAGGCGAGATGGGGCGGCTGGAAGAGATCGCCGAAAATGGCGAGATCACCCACACGTCGCGGGCCGAAAACGGCGAAACCATGCGCCTCAAGACCTTCGCGCGTGGTGTCACCGTTTCCCGGAATCTCCTGATTGACGATGACCTGGGGATGCTCGGCGACACGACCGCTGCCCTTGGCGAAGCCGCTGCCCAGACCGAGGCCGATATTCTGGTCGACCTCATCACCAGCAACCCGAACTTGTCGGACGGCACGGCGGTGTTCGACGCCAGCCGGAGCAACATCGGCTCCGCCGCTGCGCCGTCTGTGGCCGCGCTCACGGCGGCACGGCAGGCCATGCGGACCCGCACCGGCCTGGACGGGAAGACCATCATCAGCGCCGCCCCGCGATATGTCCTGGTGCCTGCCGATCTGGAGACCGAGGCCGAACAGGTTCTCACCACCATCCAGCCGAACGCCACCAGCGACGTGAACCCGTTCGGCGGCAAGCTCACGCTTCTGGTCGAGCCCCGGCTTCCGGCGGACACCTGGTATGTGTTCGCGGACACCGCCCGACTGGCGGCGATGCAATACGCCTACCTCTCCAGCGCCCAGGGTGTGCAAATCCAGCGCACCGAGGCGTGGGATACGCTCGGGATGAAATTCCGGGCCTTCCTCGACTTCGGCGCGGGCTGGCTCGACTGGCGGGCGGCTCACCAGGTGCCGGGGGCGTAACCCATGGCCTTGACCGTCGACCAGCTTGTCGCGGCGCGTGACGCGCTCCTGGACGCCCGAGCTTCGGGTGTCCGGGAAGTGCGGGACCAGAACGGCGAGTCCATCACCTACAAGGGCGACCGCGAGATGGCCGCCGCGTTGGCCGCCCTCGACCGCGAGATCGCCCAGGCGACGGGGCGGGCGGCACCGACAACCCTCCGATTCAGAACCTCGAAAGGAACCTGACATGAAGAACTACATTCAACCCGGTGAGAATATCACCGTGACCGCAGAAGCCGCCGCGTCGTCTGGCGACGGCGTGAAGGTCGGAACCCTCTTCGGCATTGCCTCGGGTGACGCCGAGATCGGCGACCCGCTGGTGCTGGTGACCGAAGGCGTGTTCGAGATGCCGAAGGTCGCGACCGACGACATCGCCGTCGGTGCCGCCGTCTACTGGCGCTCCAGCGACGGGCTGGTGACGACCACGGCGACCAGCAACACCAAGGTCGGTGTGGCGATCATGGCCGCTGGCAACCCGTCCAGCGCCGTCCGCGTCCGCCTCAACGGCACCTTCTGATCCGATGAACGCCCCGGCCACCATCACGTCCAACCTGCTGCGCCTTCACCGGGCGCGGGACAAGGTTGCGCGGCTGGTGGTGGCCGATGCGGTCTATGCGCCGATTTTCCAGCGCCTGGAAGCCGAGATCGCCGAGGCCGAGGCGGCGGAAGACGTTGTGGCGCGCGCTCGGGCCGTCGCTCAGAAGGCCAGCGGTGCAAGAATCTCCCGCTGATAGTCAAGCGTGGCCCCGTCACCATACTCTTCACGGGTGAGCCGGTGGCCCATCAAGTCCCGCCGAACCCGTTCGTCCACCTTGGCCGCAAGCAAGCGGTCTTCAAAAGCGTGTCGCAATGAGTAGAGAGAATGTCTGTCCGACTCCAAGAGCCCATTTTCCCGAAGATACTTGTTCACCGCCCCGGACAGGCCCGCCTTGTCGCGGTATCGCGGGAAACCGTTCGGAAAGCCGCGCATGGCCTCAAGGCTCATGCCAGTCAGGGCAATTCTGCGGCGCGCGCGGCGGCTTTTGAGTTGCCGCCCCACCGGCTCAATGGAGATGTGGGGCACGTTGTCTTTCAAATGAATCGTCTCGGGCGTCAGCGCGGCAATCTCCGACGGCCTGCACCCGGTGTTGACCATGACCAGCACGATTGCGCGAGCTTCATCGTTCAACCCGTCCAGCGCCCCCGGCTTCAACAGATGATCCCGAATCCACGTCGCCGAGAACGGCGGGCGTTTCTTGGCCTCGCCTTCTCTCAGGGACAGGTCGGACAGGGGCAGGACAAGCCCGAGGCGCTTCATGCGATTGACGGTCTTGAGCACGTCGCCCAGGTGAATCAGGTCCTTGTTCGCGCTGTTGGGCGTCAGGTCTTCATCGGCGATGCGGTCAATCCACCAGTCCCGGAAGGCCAGCATATCGTCGCCCGTGATCTGGGGCAGTGGCCTGTCACCCACCACGTCCACGAAATTCTTAACGGCCTTGATCCTCGGATTCTTCCATCGGCGAAGCTGGTCTTCGCTCTTGCCCAGGGTCTTGTCCTTGGTCAGTCCCCAATAGAGATCGAGTGCCCGAGTGACCGTGACCGGCGGCTCGGAGACACCGCCCAGGAGCGCCGCCGCCTCCACCGGGTTTGGTTCGCCCTTGTGTTCGGGCACGGCCTCGACACGCTCCAGAAGCTCGGCGACGGGCAGGGCTCCAACCTTGGCGGCGGGCAGGAAACGGAAGCCCCGACGCTCGGCCAACTCCCGCGCCGCCTCGAAACGGCGTTCGGCGTCTTCGGTATCTCCGGCAAGGCGCGCCTCCCAGGCTTCGATAAGCTCCGCCCAAGCGGCTTCCGCCTTGAGCTTTGCCAGTTGCTCGGAGTCCGTGTGCAGGCTCTGGGAGACCAATTCACGCGGTTCAATGGGCGCGAACCTCTTCGGCACCCGGCGGCGCAAATGGTAGGTCTTCCCGATCTTCTTGAGTGCCATGACTACACCTCGGCGGCGGACGATGTAGCAAAAATGTGGACAAGAAAGTGGTCAATTGTCAACCGCCTGTTTAGAGAGCAGACACCTAAGCGCCTGAAATCATTGTATTTAATGCTCAAACAGGGGAAATGTTTTGGCGGAGAGAGAGGGATTCGAACCCTCGAGACGGTTTCCCGCCTACACGCTTTCCAGGCGTGCGCCTTCGACCACTCGGCCACCTCTCCGTCCGTGTGCCTCATATCGTGTTGCGTGCAGGGATGGCAAGGTCCAGTGCGCGGCTTGTTGTGGTGGTTTCGTCAGGCGGCATTCCTCATCGGCGCACTATCGGCGTGAAGGAATGACCCTCGTCCGGTGCCGAGCGCCCCCGTCGAGAACGTCTGGCGGTTCGTGCGCGAGAACTGTCGCTCGGGGCGTCCCTTGCGCGCGAGGATATCGTCAATCACCGCCGCGAGGCGTGGAATAAGCTCGGCGATTGGCCGGCCGGCGCGCGCACTGCGGCGCCGGGTGTGAGGTGCCAATTACGACCGGCCATCGGCCAGGGCGATTATCTCGCCTTGCGGGCGCGCGCGCTGGCCGCGCAGCGCATCGACGAGCGCGAGCCTGAACAGGGCGAGATAGGCCCTGCGCCCCGAGCCGTATATCGAGCTTCGCATCAGCCACCGCAGCGTGACCACCGCCAGCACGGGCCAGAAGAATACCGGGCCCGCGGCAAGCCGATAGGCCAGAAGCGCGTTGCGATAGTTGTAGTAGATCTTCCACACGGCCTGATGGCGAAAGGGCCGCTCGACACTGTAGGTCGCTGAATCGTGCTCGAATTCGAGTTCCGGCGCGAAGGCGATCTTGCCGCCGGCCCGGCGCAGCTCCAGCGTGTAGATCAGATCGTCGCCATAGATGAACAGCGACCCGTCGGGAAAGCCCGCCCGGGCGATGGCCGCGCGGGAGAGGAACAGGCCGACGAAGGAGGCCGCGTCGACGGGGACCAGCCTGCTTTCGTCATACGCGCTGTCGGGCAGGTGGAAACCCGCCCGTCCCTTGCCCGCGGCGGTCCGCAGGAAATGGCGCATCGACCAGAACGGGTTGCGCGCGGGGCGGTTCATCTCGCAGATGCTACCATCGGGAAAGTAGACGGCCGCGGCGATGGCATCCCACCCTTCGGCGTGCTGAGAGCCGGCAAGCGCGCGAAAGCGCTCCAGCGCCGCTGGTGCCGGCCGGGAATCGTCGTCCATCACGAGGCACCAGTCGGGGTCGAAGCGCTCCACCGTCGCGCGCAGCCCGCATTCGAACCCGCCGGCCCCGCCGAGGTTTTCGCTCGTGCGGATCACGTAGAGCCTCGGATCGTCGATCGCGTCGAGCCACGCCTGCGTGCCGTCAGTCGAAGCGTTGTCGACCACGACGAGATGATCGACCGGCTGGTCGAGAAGGCGGCCGACCGTCACGCTCAACTTGTCCAGACGGTTGAAGGTCACCACCACCGCCGCAACCCGCAATGCCGCCTGCGCCGGAAGGACGGGAATATCCTCGCCGGAGGAGGGGTGCTCGGGCACGGCTGCGAATTCTCTTCTCAAGGAGCTTTCCTGACGGGTTCAGGTGCGAGCTTATATCAACCTGTCGCTCGGGCCAACTCCGCCCACCTCATGGCGGCAGATTTCCACGTTGCGCAAGCTCCCCGCCCTTGCCAACGATCTATATCGGCGGGTGGACGAAGGCGGGCATGGCCGTGCCGGCGCAGGCATGCGCCTTGAAGGCGCGCGCGGTGTCGAGCGCCTCGCGGATGGTCACGTCCATGTCGAGATAGCGGTAGGTCCCGAGCCGGCCGACGAAGGTCACCCCCGCGCCCGTTTGCGCGCGCGCGACATAGTCGGCCAGCAGCGCCTTCTCCGCGACCAGTCGGATCGGGTAATAGGGGATGTCGCCGGGCGCGCAGGCGCGGCTGTATTCGCGGTAGCAGACCGTGCGCTCATGCGTCTCCCACGGGGCGAAATGCTTGTGCTCGGTGATGCGGGTAAAGGGCACGTCCCCGTCGGGGTAGTTCATCACCGCGCACCCCTGGAAATCGCCGGTGTCGGTGAACCGCTCGAAATCGAGCGTGCGGTAGCCGAGCCGGCCCTGATCATAGCCGAACCATCCGTCCAGCGGCCCCGACCAGAAGACATGGTCGAACTGCCCCGCCTCGGCCGGGTCGAACCATGTCTGCAGGTGCAGCTCGATGGACGGGTGATCGAGGATATCGGCGATCATCGCGGTATAGCCGCGCGCGGGCATGCCCTGGAAACGGTGGAAAAAATAGTTGTCGTCGTAGTTGAAGCGCAGCGGCAGCCGCTTGAGGATCGCGGCCGGCAATTCGCGGGGCGGGCATCCCCACTGCTTTTCAGTGTAGCCCTTGAAGAAGGCCTCGTAGAGCTCGCGCCCGATCATGCTGAGCGCCTGCTCCTCGAAGTTGCGCGGCGCGGTGATCGCGGTCTCGGCGCGCGCCTCGATGAAGGCGCGCGCCTCGTCGGGGCGCATCGCGGCGCCGAAGAACTGGTTGATCGTGTGCAGGTTGACCGGCATCGCATAGACCCTGCCGCGCACCGTGCTGCGCACCTGGTGGCGGTAGGGGTGGAAGGTCTCGAAGCGGGTCACATAGTCCCACACCCCGGCGTCGTCGGTGTGGAAGATGTGCGGCCCGTAGGCATGGACCAGCACGCCCGTCTCGCCGTCGCGATAGGTGTGGCAGTTCCCGCCCACATGATCGCGCCCGTCCACGACGCTCACGTGGTGCCCGGCCTCGGCCAGCTCGCGCCCGATCACCGCGCCCGACAGCCCCGCCCCGACCAGAAGCACCCGCATCGTCACGCCTTTCCGACACCCCGTTCACGACGTGATTGGCACAGCGCGGCGGGTGGCACAATCGCCGCCGCCATTATCGCGCGGGCGCGTCCTTCTGCCGATCGGCCGGCGCGGCCGCTCCCGCGCGGGCGGGGCCGTCCGCGCGGGAGCGGTCGAAGACGCCGCGCCACCAGTCGCGGCGGCGATAGGGCGCGATGCCCGCGGCCCAGCG